ATTCAGCGCTCTGATTAGAGGGGGTCATCAGTACTGGGAGACAGTCCAATGAGAGGGTCTACAAGGCGCTGGAGGGGTGTCAGGCGGGGTATGTATGGGTCTGTGTAAACAGCGCCAGCAATGCCTGCGTGCAATACCAAAGTTAACACAAGTTATCCACAGGATTTTTGAGTTATCCACAGACTGCGGTGGATAAGATGGGTTATCCACAGGAGCCTGTGATATCTGTGGACAAGTCCATGAGTACTAACGTATTGCACACCTTGTGTAAACAGGCGAACGGGGAATGGCTGGGGCATGGGTAGCATGGACAGGTCTCAGGGGCTCTGGTAGCATCCAAAGCACGAACGGTGCTGGATGTTTAAACAGACTGTATGAAACCACAGAGGAACTGCGATGAGCGAAACACAAAAGCCGGGAAGGGCGAGCAAAAGCGAACTGCTAGAGGCACTGGAGGCGGTGGACATAGATGACGGCGAGGGCTGGGAGGAAGACGCAGGACTGAGCGAAGCGGAACGGTTAGCCGCTCACGCAAGCCCACCGCCACTAAGAGTAGATGGAAAACCCAAAGGGGCAGATGCATACAGTAGACCCAAACCACTGACGGCGCCTCAGATGGAATTCACGAAGGGCATGATTATTGGGAAAACAATGAGACAAGCCTATAGGGATGCTTACCCAAACGCCAAGGGATCGGATCAGGTGATCACGTCCAGTGCATACAGGCTGAGTAGGGATGAACGCATACAGAAGACTCTTCAGGAAGCTTGGGGAGAGACAGTGGAGGTGCTGGCGGAGGACACCGCCGCAACAAAACGCTATGTGCTGAAAGAGTTGTTGGCACTAAGCAAAGGGGGCAAGCAGGAAGGCTCCCGGTTAAAAGCACTGGAACTGATGGGAAGAGCCGCCGGGATGTTCCAACCGCAAGCACTAGAGGCCATCGAGAAGATTAGTGCAGAGCAACTGAGGCGTGAACTCTCAGGGCATCTCAAGCTTCTGGACAACGTGCGGCCACTCAAGGCCAAGGCCGTGTAAACGCAGGGAGGGCAACGGTCATCAGGGGGACTATCACCCTTGGCCAGCAGGGCGATGCGTGTAAACGGCTGGGAGGCGACCCCACCGTACCCCCACCCCCACTTGTGGCGGCTGACGGCCCCGCTCCCGCTTACGCTGTAATCCACACAAGCAATTCCAAGCTCCACACATCCCATTCCCGGAACCCCCCCCCTTCCCTCCCAAATCCCCCACCCCCCGGGGGTATATATATTTTTTGCGTTTAAACCACGAACGTTCGTTTTGCGTTTAAACTCTCCAAAACAGCCCAACTGTCGCAGGGGTGGCAGAGGTGGCAAGGGTATCAGACGTATCAGCGTTTAAACACATGCAAGAGAAACACAAGCTCGTTCTGGACTTCATCAAGGCGTACATCAAGATTCATGGTGTGTCGCCGTCCTATGCCGTGATTGCTTCTGGTCTGGGAATGCGCAGTAAGTCCAACATCCACCGGATCATTCATAAATTGAGGGAGGATGGCCTTGTGGCCATCAAGCCCTATCAGTTCAACTCCATCCGGGTCATTGACCGCAGTATTCGGGAGGTTGCCTCTCTATGATGAGCCGCAAGGAGGTGGAGGACTACCGGGCTTTGATTCCTTTGGTGGATGAGCTTGAGCGTGCCAAGATCATGATGCTGCTTGAGTACGACAGGGTGGAGAAGTGCAAGGAGTCCTTCATCTATTACGCAGCCCATATGTGGCCGGGGTTTATTTCGGGGAAGCACCACCAGATCATGGCCAGTGCCTTTGAGCGGGTGGCCAAGGGAGAGCTGAAGAGACTCATCATCAACATGCCTCCCCGGCACACCAAGTCTGAGTTTGCTTCGTTTCTTCTCCCGGCTTGGTTCTTGGGGAAGTTTCCGGAGAAGAAGATTATCCAGACTGCTCACACCGCAGAACTGGCCGTAGGCTTTGGCCGCAAGGTGAGGAACTTGGTCTCCTCTGAAGCCTTCTCCCGGGTGTTTGACATCAAACTCTCCTCTGATTCAAAGGCAGCAGGACGGTGGAACACAGGAGCCGGAGGCGATTACTTCGCCATCGGCGTGGGTGGAGCGGTAACGGGTAAAGGTGCGGACCTGTTAATCATTGATGACCCGCATTCTGAGCAAGAAGCCAAGCAGGGAAACCCCGCAGTCTTCGATAATGTGTATGAATGGTACACATCAGGCCCTCGCCAGCGTTTACAGCCCGGTGGGGCCATTATTATTGTGATGACCCGGTGGTCAAAGAGAGATTTAACTGGGCAGATTCTCAAACATGCCGCAAAAGAGGGCGTAGATAACTGGGAAGTGATTGAGTTTCCCGCTATTTTGCCGTCAGGAACCCCTTTATGGCCCGGATTTTGGAAGAAAACCGAGCTTGAAGCGATTAAAGCCGAGATTCCCGTCTCTAAATGGGAGGCGCAGTATCAACAGAACCCCACATCCGAAGAAGGCGCGATTATTAAGCGCGAACATTGGCGGGTTTGGGAGTCAGATACAGCCCCTCCGTGCGATTACATCATCCAAAGCTGGGATACAGCCTTTGAAAAATCAAACAGGGCAGATTATTCAGCCTGTACAACGTGGGGAGTGTTTGATCACCCCGACAGCATGGGTAATCTGAAGACCAACATCATCTGTCTGGATGCGTTTAAAGCTCGAATGGAGTTTCCTGAGCTTAAACAGAAAGCCTTCGAGATGTACAAGGAATGGGAGCCCGACACCTTGATTGTGGAGAAGAAGGCCGCAGGCGCTCCCTTGATTTACGAGCTCCGCCAGACAGGAATCTTGCTGGAGGAGTACACACCGGGCAAAGGAAGCGATAAGATTGCGCGTGTAAACGCTATCTCAGACCTCTTTGCCTCCGGAGTTGTTTGGTGCCCTGAAACCCGATGGGCAGATGAGTTGATGGAAGAGTTGGCCGCGTTCCCTAACGGGGAGCATGACGACCTTGTTGACTCATCAAGCCAAGCCTTGCTTCGTTTCAGGAGGGGTGGGTTCATTCAGATTGAGTCTGATGAGCCTGAAGAGCAGCGTTATTTCCGGCGCAAAACCGCCTTCTATTAAGGATCGACATGGCAACGAGCAGCATGGTTTCGTCTATCGCCCAAGCCCCAAAGGGCATTGATTTCTCAGACATCGTTGAAGATGACACCCCCGCAATTGAGATCATCATTGAAAACCCAGATGACGTGATAATTGGGGTTGATGGCATGGCCATTGACCTGATGCCAGAAGAGGATGAGCCCGCCTTTGATGCAAACTTGGCTGAATACATGGACGAGGGTGAGCTTGAAAAGCTTGGCTCTGATTTGGTCGGTGAGGTTGAGTCTGACATCTCCTCAAGAAAAGACTGGGTGGACATGTATGTGAAGGGCCTAGAGGTTCTGGGCATGAAGTATGAAGAGCGCACCGAACCTTGGACGGGTGCCTGCGGGGTCTTCTCTACCCTCCTGACTGAAGCCGCAGTTCGCTTTCAGTCCGAGACCATCATTGAGACATTCCCCGCTCAAGGCCCCGTCAAGACGCAGATCATTGGCGCAGTTGATAAGTTGAAAGAAGAAGCTGCGGAGCGTGTGCGCACCGACATGAATTTCCAGTTGGTTGACGGAATGCCAGAGTACCGCCCGGAGCATGAGCGCATGCTTTTCAACTTGGGTCTGGCCGGGGCGGCTTTTAAGAAGGTCTACTTCGATCCCAGCCTTGGACGCCAGACTTCAATCTTCTGCCCCGCAGAGGACGTGATCATCCCTTATGGCTCCTCTGGAGCTCGAACCGCAGAGCGTGTAACGCATGTGATGCGCAAGACCAAGAACGATGTCCGCAAGCTTCAGGTCGCAGGCTTTTACCGTGATGTTGAGCTGGGTGAGCCTGTTATCTTGCACAACGATGTGGAGAAGAAGAAGGCCGAAGAGCAGGGCTACTCCGTTACCGACGATGACCGCTACCAGTTCCTTGAGATTCAGGTGGACTACGACATGCCCGGGTATGAGGACGATGATGGCATCGCCGTTCCGTACATCGTGACCATTGACAAAGGAACCAACAAAGTCCTGTCGGTGTATAGAAATTGGAAAGAGGACGATGAGAAAAAACTCAAGCGTCAGCATTTCGTTCAGTATGACTACGTGCCCGGATTTGGTGCTTATGGCTTTGGTTACATTCACCTGATCGGCGGCTATGCCCGGGCCGGAACCTCGCTGATCCGCCAATTGGTGGATGCTGGAACCCTGTCCAACCTTCCCGGAGGCCTGAAGTCCCGTGGTCTTCGGATCAAGGGTGATGACACCCCAATTGCTCCGGGTGAGTTTAGGGACGTGGATGTTCCGTCCGGCACCGTGCGTGACAACATCATGCCCCTCCCATACAAAGAGCCAAGCCAAGTGCTGGCCGCTTTGTTGGATCGCATCACAGAGGAGGGTCGCCGTCTTGGCTCCATTGCTGATATGAACATCAGCGACATGAGCGCCAACGCTCCCGTAGGCACGACTCTGGCTCTTCTTGAGCGCCAACTCAAAACCATGAGCGCGGTACAGGCCCGGGTCCATTTCTCCATGAAGCAAGAGTTCAAGCTTCTAAAGGAGATCATCCGCAACAACACCCCGGGTGATTACGAGTACGTTCCTAACGGAGCAGACCCAAGGGCCAAGAAGGGCGACTACGACTTGGTGGAAGTGATTCCCGTGTCGGACCCCAACAGCTCGACCATGGCCCAAAGGATCATGCAATACCAAGCTGTGATCCAGTTGTCCCAGAGTGCCCCGCAGATTTACGATCTACCGCAGTTGCACCGCCAGATGATTGAGGTGTTGGGAGTTCGTAACGCCGACAAGCTGGTTCCAATCGACGAGGACATGAAGCCTCGTGACCCCATCAGCGAGAACATGGCCTTCTTGACGGGAAAACCAACCAAGGCGTTCATCTACCAAGATCATGACGCTCACATTGCTGTCCACTCCTCCATGATGCAAGACCCGATGGTCATGGGGCAGATGGGTCAAAACCCCATGGCCCAGCAAATGCAGGCCTCCATCATGGCCCACATCGCGGAACACGTTGCGTTCCAGTACCGCAATCAAATCGAAGAGCGCCTTGGCGCAAGTTTGCCAGCACCCAACGCAGAACTGCCTGAGCAAGTCGAGGTGCAGTTGGCCAAGCTCGTTGCACAAGCAGCCCAGCAGCTCACCCAGATTCACCAAGGTGAGGCTGCCCAGAAGCAGGCCCAGCAACAACAGCAAGACCCGATTGTTCAGATGCAACAGCAAGAGCTGCAGATCAAGATGCAGGACGCTCAAACCAAAGCCCAGAAGGTTCAAGGCGACTTGGCCATCAAGGGGCAGGAGATGCAACTCAAGGCTCAAGAGATGGCCAGCCGCCAAGGCGCAAACCCTGAAGTGGCCGCAGCCAAGATGCAGCAAGAAATGATTATGGAACGTCAAATGCATGAGCAGGAAATGGCTCAGCGTCAACAGGAGTTCGAGCAGAAGATGGCCCAAAAGCAACAGGAAGCATCCGTCAAAATGCAGACCAAGCTAATGGAACGTTTAAACAAACCGGCTGCTAAATCGCCGGAGAACTAAGAGGGAAAATGGACACCAAAATTTTCGAGCTCCTCAATAAACGAATTGAGGATCAAATCAAAAGTCATTCAGAAGCTTTGGCATCTGGGCAGTCGAAAGATTATGCCCAGTACCGAGAGTTGTGCGGGGTCATCCGAGGTCTCCAGACCGCACAGCGTGAACTTGGCGACCTCGTGCGTAACCTGAAAGATGACAATGACGACTAACTTTGATGTTCAGGCGGTTGATTTGTCTGGCGTCCTCAACAAACCCGTTGAAGATAAAGCCAAACAAATCCCAGACCCGCAAACCTACCACCTTCTGTGCATGCTTCCAGAAGCCAAAGAAGAATATGATGGGGGCTTGCTTAAAGCCAGCCAGACAATGCAGTTTGAAGAACTGCTGTCGCCCGTATTATTCGTGGCCAAAATGGGTCCGGATGCATTTAAAGATGAGAAACGCTTTCCAAGTGGCCCAAGCTGCAAGGTTGGTGATTTTATTATTGTGCGCCCAAACACCGGAACGAGAATGAAAATTCACGGAACCGAGTGGCGGATCATTAATGATGATTCTGTCGAGGCGGTTATTGAAGACCCTCGCGGCGTGCAGCGCGTTTAAGGAGTCACTATGGACACAAAAGAATTTGAAATAAAAGACAGCATTAACGTGGAAGGCATTACAGCCGACCATGTTTGGTACAACGCAACTCGTCTGACGCAAAAGATGAGTTTTTGGGAACTTGATTTTAAAAAACTGGTTCAGACCATGGAGGATCGCCACAATGAGCACCTCAAAATAATTCGTGATTTGCTGGATGAGCGGGGCTCTTTAAGGCGCGAGTTGGCAACTTTAAAGGCTAAGGAGTAATCATGGCCGAATTTGAAAAAACCGAGTTTGAGTTTCCTGATGAGATTACGGACAAACAGTCGCGCGCTGGATCAAAGGTTGTGGAGACCGAGCCAGAGGTTGAAATTGTCGACGATACCCCGGAAGCAGATCGCAACCGCAAACCCATGGAAACGCCCCCCAAGGACGTGACTGATGAGGAGCTGTCCAAGTACGACGAGGGCGTTCAGAAGCGGATTAAGCACTTCACCAAGGGCTACCACGAAGAGCGCCGGGCCAAAGAAGCCGCGGTGCGCGAGAAAGACGAGGCCATTCGCCTTGCCTACGCCATTGTTGAAGAGAACAAGAAGCTCAAGGGTTCCTTGAGTACTAATCAGAATGCTTTGCTTGAGCAGGCCAAGCGCAGTGTCGCCAGCGACATGGAAGAAGCTCGTCGAAAATACAAGACGGCTTATGAGGCTGGCGATTCTGATGCACTGGTTTTGGCCCAAGAGGAAATGACCTCGGTCAAACTCAAGGCAGACAAAATCAACAGTTTTCGTCCTGCTGCTTTACAGGAAGAAGAAAATGTTGTACAACCACGACAACAAGTTCCCCAAGAACAGCGTGTTGATCCGAAGCTGGCATCGTGGAAAGACGAGAACCAGTGGTTTGGAGAAAACAAGCGAATGACGGCTTACGCTCTTGGCCTTCATGAAGACTTGGTGAACGAGGGTATCCCGGCTGGAACTGAAGAATACTATCGACGTATCAACAGTGACATCAGGGAGCGGTTTCCAGATCAGTTTGAGTCTGGAAGCCAGACGGATGCGCAAACTCCGTCGCGAAGATCAAATGTTGTCGCACCGGCAACGCGGAGTACTGCGCCCCGAAAGGTCGTACTTACCAAATCGCAGGTCGAAATCGCCAAGCGGCTTGGGGTTCCTTTGGAACTCTACGCGCGTAAGGTTGCGGAAGAAATGAGGAAATGAACATGACGGAACAAATTCGTACCAAGCGTGATAACGAAACACGAGTAACCGCAGCGCGCCCCGCAAAATGGGCTCCTGCTCAGCTTCTACCTGACCCCGTACCGGAGGCCGGGTACGCTTATCGCTGGATTCGTGTGAGCACCCTAAACGCAGATGATCCGCGTAACATTTCGTCCAAACTCCGCGAGGGATGGGAACCCGTGAAGGCGTCTGATCACCCAGAAATCCAGTTGTTCGGGGAGACTAATGGTCGATTCCCAGACTCGATTTGTGTTGGCGGTCTGCTTCTTTGCAAAACACCTGTGGAGTTCGTTGAGCAGCGTAATGCGCATTATGGCCAACAAGCCGAATCGCAGATGCAGTCAGTGGACAACACGTACATGCGAGAAAATGACCCACGTATGCCGCTTTTTAAAGAGCGCAGTACAAAGGTTACTTTCGGTAAAGGCGTTTAATTTTTTTGGAGTCCAAACATGGCTTACCCCACCGTTTCGGCACCCTATGGTCTGCAACCAATCAATCGTATTGATGGCATGCCATACGCAGGTGCAATTCGTCAGATTCCCGTAGCTGCTGGCTTCGGCACCGCCATTTTTGATGGCGATACCGTTGTGATTAACAGTGACGGCTATCTGGTTAAATCAACCACAACCAACTCTGGCGACATTGTTGGTGTTTGCATGGGCGGTCAGTACGTGAACTCGAGTGGTCAAACCATTCAAGGTCAGTTCATCCCCGCTCTGGCATCTACCGCAACCAATCTGGCTTACGCCTACATTGTTGACGATCCAATGGCATTGTTCAAAGTTGCTGTTGTGACCTCTGGCACTACCATGGGCACCGCTGGCCGTACTGTTGTTGGTTCTAACCTTGCGCTCGTTTTGAACGCTGGTAACACCACCACCGGTAATTCTGCTTTCGCCGTCACTTTGACTGGCGCTGGCACTACTGCCACCATCCCAATCCGTGTGATCGACGTTGTGCCTGAGACAGCTACTGCTGCTGACACATACACCGAGCTGTTGGTGAAAATCAACACGCACCAGTACAACAACACCACTGGTGTCTAAGGAGTAAATCATGGCTATTTCACGCGCACAACTGCTGAAAGAATTGCTCCCCGGCTTGAACGCTTTGTTCGGTCTTGAGTACGCTCGATATGGTGAGCAGCACAAAGAAATCTACGAAACCGAGACATCGGAGCGTAGCTTTGAAGAAGAAACCAAGCTGTCCGGCTTTTCCGCAGCACCTGTCAAGAACGAAGGCGCAGCCATCGCTTATGACAATGCTCAGGAAGCCTTCACAGCCCGTTACACCCACGAAACCATCGCTTTGGGCTTCTCCATCACCGAAGAAGCTGTGGAAGACAACTTGTATGACTCGTTGTCCAGCCGCTACACCAAGGCTCTGGCCCGTGGTATGGCTTATACCAAGCAGGTCAAAGCTGCAGCTATCTTGAACACTGGTTTTACTGGCGGCCCAGTTTACGGCGACGGTGTTACTTTGTTCTCGACTGCTCACCCTCTGATCTCTGGTGGTGTAAACAGCAACCGTCCGTCCACTCCTTCTGACCTGAACGAGACTTCGTTGGAAAACGCAGTTATTCAGATCGCCGCTTGGACAGACGAACGCGGCTTGCTGATCGCAGCTAAGCCAAAGAAGCTGATCATCCCACCAGCACTGCAATTCGTTGCAACCCGCTTGTTGGAAACTGAACTCCGCGTCGGCACCGCTGACAACGATATCAACGCCATCAAGAACAACGGCTCCATCCCCGGTGGTTACTCGATCAATAACTTCTTGACCGACACCAACGCTTGGTTCCTGTTGACTGATGTGCCCAACGGTCTGAAGCACTTTGTCCGTTCGCCTCTGGCGAATTCTATGGATGGTGACTTCGATACAGGTAACGTCCGCTACAAGGCCCGTGAACGTTATTCGTTCGGCGTGTCTGACCCGCTGGGTATCTACGGCTCTCCCGGCGCTTAATCCTTCGGGATTATTTGAGAAGGCCCCCTTGTGGGGCCTTTTCTTTTGCTGTATATTTGTTTAAACCCGGATTTTTCCGGTGTATCTGACGGCTCCGGGCCGACGACATGCAGACAGATGCACCTCAACTCGCATGTGAGGAATCACCATGGCTAATACGACCTTCACCGGCCCAGTTCGTTCCGAGAACGGCTTTCAAGACATCACCGTCAACGCCACCACTGGCGCGGTTACCGTCGATGCCACTTTTGG